GCGGCCGGCGCCTCGGTGCCGAGCGCCTTGTACTTCGCCACGGCCTCCGTCAGCGTGGCATTGGCGCGCTTGAGTTCGGCGTCGGTGAGGCGGGTCGCGCCGCCGATGTCGGCGATGGCTTTGGCCATCGTCTCGGCCTGGCGCGAGAGGGTGGCGCCGCTGAACTGATTACCGAACTTCTTGAGGTCGTTGCTGACTTGCCCCACCGTCCGGTCAAACGCCGTCACCGCCGTGCTCGCCTGCGCAAGCGACGCCCTGAACTGGCTGATGTCGGCGGTGAAGGTGGCCTTGACGGTCGGCATCAGCTAGTCCAGGAAGTCATCCGGGTCGGCCTGTTTGACGACGAACTCGTTGACGAATCGCACGGCCGCTTCAAACACCGGCACCGGCAAACGCCAGGTGTCCCGAAACGACCACCGCATCACGCGGCAGACGGCGAAGCACTGCTCGAGTCGTCCTCGGACAAAGGGTCGGCATACTTGGCCTTCGTCGCCTCCGTGTGCGTCCGCAGCGCCTCGAGCAACACCCACAGCCGGGACATCGGCATCGCCTGCAGCGACTCCTCGCACACCGGCAACGGCTTGCCATCGGCGTAGGTCAGCGACCACGCCGTCACATGGAACGCGAGCCGCTTCGGGAGCGCGAGTTCATCCGCGAGTGGCTTGCACGCGATGTCGAGCGCGGCCTGCTCGCCGTACGCCACCTCGTCGCGAAACTCAATCCACTGCCCCTTCGGCAGGACGTGCCGGGTACTCGAATCCTCGGCGGTCCAATCCGAGGCGATCTTGGTCAGACGGTCGCTCATAGGGTCTCCGTGCGGGCCTGCATCAGGTCAATCATCACGACCCCAGACTCCACGCTACCGGCCGTCACCGGATAGATGCGGACGGCCTTCGGCGTCAGGGGCAACACAATCTCCGTGGGCGGCCCGAGGCCCGCGGCGAAGGGGTTCACGTAGTCGGTCGAGAACGTCACCCGCTTGTCGTCTTTCCAGAACGTCGCCAGGCGCGCGAGCTGGCGACGTCCCTGTCGCAGCTCGCCGCCCTTGCCGGTAAAACACAGCGACATCAGCCGCCCTCCGTGTTACGTCGTGGTGCTGCGCGTCACGGCACCATCCGCCCGCGCTTCGAGCGTGCCGGTGACGATCCCGTCGTACGGCGCGTCCACCGTGTAGCTGACCCAGAACGTGCCGGACCAGTTGTGATTGGTCACGGTGTCGTTCGGGATGAAGCGCAACGTCACCGCCGACGTGCCCTCGGCCGCCGAGAAGATCGACAGCTGCGCGTCGTCGTACACGAACTCGCCGTTGACGCTGAAGTCCCGCTTGCCGGGCTTGTACGTCTTGTTGGTATCCGACGCGCACGTCGCCTCGTAGAAGTCCCGCGTCGCGTTGATGCTGAACCGCCGGAAGCATCCAAACGACGTCCACGTGGTGCCGTTCGTGGTCTGCTGGACGGCGAGGTCTTCGCCACTCATGCGTGCCATGTCAATCGTCTCCCTTCGACACGGCGCCTCGAGGGGCGTCAGGTCCAGTCCGTCGTCTCACGGTGCTACGCATGCTCGGCGAGCAGCGTGTACTCCCCACCGACCCGCACATACCGGCCAGTGATTTCCTCGAACGTCTCGTCGATGGGCGCCGTGTTCCGGTTGCCCAACACGAGAAACCCGTCCAACGACTCCCGCATCGCCGCGTAGTGCAGCAGCCAGTCGAGCCGCTCGGCCGCGGTACGCACCGTGCCCACCGCCACCGTGGGCGCGACCACCGCCACCTCGTACGTCAGGCGCGTAATGCCGCAGCCCTCGTCCCCGCCGCCGGTCGGCTCAATCACCACGAACGGCTCGGCGACATCCTGCGGCGCCGGCTCCACCCACACGCCGCCCACCGCCGCCGCCGTCAACGTGGCATCGGCCGCCAGGTACGCCTGCAGGGACGCGGTCACGGTGCTGCTCACCGCGCCTCCGAGAGCACTTGCACGAGCACCTGTTCCAGCCGGCCGTTCATGGCCCGCCGATGGGACGACGCCACACCCGCGACAATCTTGCTGGCCGGCATCACGCCACGGTTGCCGCGCCGGCTCGTGCGCGCCTTCGTGCCTTCCTCGTGAATCCAGGCATGCGGGGCGGCGCTGACGACTTGCCACACGAGCGGGTCACGCTGCACGACCCGCACACCCTTGCGCAGGTTGCCGCCCGCGACCGCCGCCCGTTTCTTCGTGGCCTTGCGACCAGGCCCAATCGGCAGCTTGCTCTGCAGGTCGGCCGCCGTCTCGATGGCCGCCTGACGCACGGTAGCGCCCGCCTTCTGCTCCAGGCCGTCGGGCATCCGCTCGAGCGACTTCACGAGGTCTGTCAACCCCTTCAACGTGAGGCTCACGCTCATGGCGTGCGCGCCTCCTGGCAGGCCAGCGTCACCTCGCGCTGCCGCGCGTCCTGCATGACGGCCTTGCCGACAATCGCCAGCGTCCGATCGCCATGCCGGCTGTGCCACACCACGCGGCTCGTCAACGCCACGTCCCCGCTCGGCGCCGGCAGCGCCACGACATGCGTCGTCTCACCCTGCACCTGTGCGCCAAAGACCCGCTCCACCCGCGCGCCCGCGGTCGTCATGACGCTCGCCGCCACCCGCACGAGACTGTCGGCCCACGACTCGACGGGCTGGCCGCCGTCGTTGACGACGGTGCGCGTCTGCACCGTGATCCGCTCGGTGTAGGTGCCGATCACGCGACCCCCATACGGAACCGGTGCGGCGCCAGCAGGCGCGTCACGGCCTCACGACGCGCGGTGCCTTCCCCGGGTGGCTCGCTGCCGCGCAGGTAGTGCCCTTGGATTTCGAGGTAGACCGCCTGCACGAGCGCGGGCGGCACAGCCACGGCACTCGCGTAGCCGACCTCAGCCTCGATCGAGACGCCGTTCCAGGAGCGCCCGCTCGACGGCGACGTCGTGAACAGGAGGCGGGACCGATAGGCGTCCAGCCCGTACGAGCCGGCGTCCACGACCGTCCCTGTCGTGTCGTCGTCGGTGGCGTACGTCGTCACGGCGACGATCGCCCGCGCCGGTTCCGGCAGGACGACGTCGGCACACGGCAGGCCGTCATACCACCAGCGCACCGTCTGCGGCAGCAACAACCGCCCGAGCTGCGCCTCGACGTCGTCGAGCGCCGCTTCGAGGAAGTCCTGCAACTGCACGTCCTCGTCGTCATGCGGCAGCCGGAGCCGCGCCCGCACGTCCTCGAGACGCAGCAACGGGGCGTCCGGCGGCGTGACGCGCTCGCGTCCCACCGGGCCGGTGTACCCCACGCTCGTCAGCATCGCAGTGCGGCTCATCGCGTCTCCACATCCGGCACCCGGGCCGGGACAGGGACCGTCGTCCGGGCGGTGGTCTCCGCCTCGGGCGCCGGCTCGGCATACCCCTGCGCGATCCAGAGCCGGGCCTGCTCGTCATCACAGACGACGATCCGACCCGTCTCCCGCAGGCGCATGCGCACCATGGCCGTCAGGTCGTGGTCAGATGCTTCACGGCTTCCGACTGCGTGAGCTCGCCGTCCACGCGCCGATTGGCGACAAAGCCGATCAGCCCGTTGGCGGCATAGAGTTCGTTGAGCCGGGTAAAGCCCGTGCTCGGCCGGTCGGCCACGTAGTAGTAGCTGAGGTCGCCGAAGGCCACGACCTTCTTGGTGGCCGCGAGCACCGGCATGGCGCTGGAGGAAATCACCGGGCGGCCGAACAGCGTGGCCGGCTGCGAGCCTTCCAGGTTCTCGGCCCACAGGTAGCGCGCATCGGAGGCGACGCCCGTCTTGAGCTTGGCGAGCGACGCGCGGGTCGCGTCGTTCATGAGAAAGACGCCGCGGTTCCGGTACGCCGGCTTCACCGAGTAGTACAAGCTGGCGATGTCGTCGAACGTGATCACGTTGGTGCCGGTGGCGGTCGTGCCCAGCGCCGTCGAGCGGATGAGCCCCTTGGGCTTGCTCGAGTCGTCGCCGTCCACGAACGCCGCTTCCTCCAACTCGGCGAACGCCAGCGCGAACGTGTCCGCCAGGTAGCCGCCGATGTTGAAGGCGTTGTCGGCGAGCAGTTCCTCCGACACCTTGACGAGCCGCGTCATCTTCCAGGGCGTCAGCGCAATGTTGCCGAACACGTCCTCAGTCTCGTTGTAGGCAACCGTCTCCCCCGTCCACCCGGCCGTCCCGCGGCTGGTTTCGGTCGGGATGTTGAAGCTGCCCATGCTCGTCTGGATGATGGTGGCGTACTGCCGCATCACGTTGTAGTCGGACATCTTGCGGACGATCTCGTTGTGCCATTCGTCCGGCACGAGATGCCCGCCCGCGGTGTCGGTGGTGACGGTCTGCGCGCGCAGTTCCGGCAGCACGAGGCCGCTGCGGACGAACGTCTCGAACGCGCTGCGGTACTCCTCGGTCGCCGTGTGCCGCTCGACCCGCGCGACGCTGTGCTCGCCCGCGCCAGGCACGATGGCCCGCTCGGCTTTCGCCGGGTTGGCGGCGGCCACTTCCACGGCCAGTTGCGCATCATGGGCGCGCAGCGTGGCGTCAATGCTGCCGACCTGCGTCAGCACGTCGGCGTGCTCGGTCAGTTCCTCGGGCGACATCGCCCGCTGGTCGGTCTCGGTGCGGGAGACGAGCTCTTCAGCCTTGGCGACGAGAGCCGTCCGCTTCGTGATCAGAAACTCCGTGTTCATGTCCGCCCCTCGTCGCCACGGCGGCGACTGAGTGACACGGAGCCTCAACGGGCTTCTGGTCGGTTGGTACTGGTCCTCGACGCTCGGTGTACTTGTTGCACCGGTCGCACTTGAACTGCAGACGCCCGCCCGGCGCGAGCGCGTCCTCCGTCATCAGGCACAACTTCTTGCGACAGAAGTCGCACCGGACATCGCCTAATGGCGCCGCCGGCCGCATACGTCCACCATCGCGGCCTTCGCGCGCAACGTGGCCGCCTGCGCCTGCCACGACGCCCGGGCCGCGAGCCGCGCCACATCGGCCTGGAGCGCCTCGACGTAGCCGCGCGCCGCGACCGACGTCTCGTCGTACGCCGGGTACGTGACCGCGCTCACGTCGTACAGCCGGACGTCCTTGATGACGCGCAGCGGCACGGCCGTCGATTCGTCCTGCCAGGCCTGCGCCTCGACGGTGAAGGCAAAGGACGACTGGCTGACATCGCCGCGGCGCACCGACGTCCACAGGTCGCGCCCGAGTTGCGTGTCTGGCAGGTCGAGCTCGTACCGCAGGCCGCGCGCATCCTCGGACAGCCGCAGCGTGCCGGCAGCCGTGCGCCCGAGCACGTGATCCGGGTTGTGATTGAAGAGCCCGCGCACATCGTCGCCACGCTTCAACGCCGACCGGAACGCGCCCGGCGCGATGACTTCGCGGAAGTTGGCGATCCGCGTCTCGCTGTTGTAGAGCGCGGCATAGCCGCTCAGCGTGCGCGCGGTGCCGCCGTCGCCGTCGCCCGCGCGCGCTTCCATCGGTGCCGTGACGACACGGCGTTCCCGTTCGCCCATCACATGACCCCTTCCGGTTCGGTGTCGCCGGTCAGGGCCGGTCTGGGCGCAGGCTCGGGTGCCGCAATCGGCGTCTCGCCGAGCGGCATCAGGTTGCCCATCACGTACCGCACGTCCCCGGCCGGGCCGATGGTGTTGCGGTCTTCGAGCTCCAGGATGTCGTTCACGGAGAAGACGCCGCGGTCGAACATCGTCTGGTAGAACTGGCTGCGGCTCTGCAGGTCGCCGCGCAGCATGCCCTGCACCACGAACCGCACCGAGCGCGTGGCAAAGCCCTTCACGCTCAGGAGGTCACGTCCGGCCGCCTGCTCCCAGCGCGACAGCCACGGCACG